GCCTTGCGCGCGCGCCGCCCGGCGTGGTGCTTGTGTTCCTCGCCCTTGACTTCGCCGACGTGCTTGACCTCGCCGCCACGGCGCCGCTTGACGCGGCCGCCCTTCTTGGCCTTTTTGGCTTCAGCCTCGTCCTCGACATTGACGTCGGGCGTGTATCTTTCGTTCTTCTTCTTGAGGTCTTCCTCGGCCTCGTCGACGCCGCGCTTCGGAGACTCAACCTCGCCGCCTTCCTTGCGGTGCTTGGCGATATGGCGCTCGATCTCGTGTTCGGTGCCATGGGTGTGGTGATAAGCGTGATGGCCGGCCATGTCAGAACCCCTTTAGCTATACGATGACGCGATCTGGACATACTTGAAGTTGATGGCCGCGACGCCCGCCGCCGTGGGGACACCCGTGGTGACAACCTGCAACTGAACCGCCGCCGGCGTCGGCGCCGCCGTCGGCAAGCCGCTGGCGGCGATGAGGCCGTTGATCGCCGCCAGCTGCGCGGCGGTGAAAACAATGGGAATGCGGCCGGCGGCGGCCAGCGTGATCGGACCGGCATAGAGCGCGGGCGTCGCCGCCGTGCCGATATTGAGGACCGCGGTCGTGCCGGTGAAAGCGGTCAGCACGTCAACGTCGATCGCGTTGATGATAGAGTCGAGCGGCAGCCAGAACGTGGTGGCGGTGGCGCCGACCGTCGCGCTCTCGTTCAGCACGATCTGCTGTATCAGGAGGGCGAAACCCTGGTTGGGCGTGGGCGTGCCGGGGCCTTGATCGCCCGACACCACCGGCCCGGTAAAAGTTGTCTGACCCATCTATGCGGCCTCCGGTGAAAATGGTGCGAACGGAACGACTTCCGCGTGCTTCTCAAGGTATCGAATGGCAGCTCGAAGCCGAGTAGGATCGTCGCCCATGCTGCCAAGCGCGGAGTTGCACTTATAGCACAGCAGTGCACGCACCTTATCAGTCTTGTGGTCGTGGTCAACATGGAGTGACACGGGCTTGCCATCGCCGCCCAAACGAGTTTCCGGCTGCTCACATATGGCGCACACATAATTCTGCGCGTGCAGCATCCGAGCATACTCTTCCAGCGACAGGTCATAATTGCGCCGCAGACCATAAGCCTGCTGAACGTGCTTGTTCATGCGGTTACCGGCCAGTGGCCCGTTGCGGTCACCTGACGTGTAGTCGCCAAGGTACAAATTCTTGAGCCGCAGATTCAACGCGTCGCCATCAGCACTCAGAACATTCCGGTCTGGCCACTCGCGATGCGCCAGAAACCACGCAAGTCGTGCGCCAGTCATGGACTGATTATCGTAGGTAACGTAACGATACTGTCTTACCGCACCGTCTCGACCGCTGGGGCGCAAGCTTTTGATGCAGCCCGCTTCGTCGCCGGGGCGGATACCGCGTCCCGTACGAATTTTCCATGTGATGCGCCCCGTTTCCGGATCATAGCCGAAAACGGCGGATAGTTCTTCATAGGTCAGCGTGCATTCTTTAGCCACAGCAGGTTCTCCTTCGCAGTTGGCAAAGTCAAAATACCTGTTTAGCGGAATAATGCAAGCTGTATTTTGCATATCTGTTTCACCAAGTAACGCCAAGTAGTAAAAGATACTGTTACAGTTAACTAGTCGGCGTATTCACAAAAATAGCTCTCCAATTGTAATAGGCAAAGCTATACCGCTCATATCCTTTCACAAGCAGGTTATCCGTCACGAAGTCCACTTGCATATCCGTCTCGAACTTGATGCGCTCCATGTAGGAGAGCCCATCGATGTTGGTCAGCAGGAACCACGCGAAGGCCGAGGTCAGGAAGTCATTGACCATGTAGCCTTCCGGCAAGCCGCCGGCGGTGGTGAGGATCGCGTTTACATCGTTGTCGGCGGTGCCGGGCCGCAGCTCGGTCTTGGTGAGACGGATGGCGACCGGCTGAAGCTGCGGCGGCACGATCAGCTTGCGCGCGCGGGCAAACACCTTCAGGCCGGCCTGATCGCGGAAGTTGGTGCGGACGGCGATCATGGCGTTCAGCAGCGTGGCCTCGTTGAGGTCCACCTGGACGGCGGGCGTGTTGGCGATAACGCCGCTGTCGATCGGATGCAAGGTCGAGGACAAGGGCTGCCCGTCGCCGCCGATCGCCGAATTGTAGACGGTGGCGGTGTTCAGGATGTTGGCGCCGTAGATTTCCTTGGTCTGCTGGAAGGCTTCGATCAAGCCGAGGTTGGAGGGGTGAAATTGGGTCTTATACAAGCTATCATCGATGGCCTTGCGCGTCATCGCGTAGCCCAGGCCGATTTCCGTATGCTCCTGATTATAGACGTAGCGTTCGCCGGCGCCGTTGTCGAAGGAGGTCTGACCGCCTTCGGTCTTCAGCTGCGCAAGACCCAAGAAGCGCATTTCAGCAGTGCGTTCTAGGGCAAGCTTGGAATTGTGTTTCGTAAAGATACGGTCGTATTGCGACGGTATCATCTCATACTTGCCTTCTATGCCACGGAGGCCTGGAAGGAGCAGATCTTTAATTGAACTAAGGTTGATCGCCATAATTTAAGCCCTTTCTGTGCTGAGGGCTGCGCCCAAACGCGCCCGTGGAAAGACGGCGCTAAGATAACCATACATAAGTTGTCTTAGCCTCGTCGCCGTGTTACAAAGATCGCGGCAGCAGGAGAACGCCACGTGACCAAACGAAACCCGCCAGGGTACTGGACACTTGACAGGTGCAAGGAAAGCGCGCTCGCTTTCCGAACGCGAAAGGAGTGGTTTCGAGGTGGTGGGTACGCTTACCTCTCGGCCAGCCGTAATAAATGGCTGGACGAATGCTGCGCCCACATGGAACAGCCGCGCAAGCCACATGGATACTGGACGCGCGAGAGGTGCATGGAAAGCGCACTCGCCTTCCAAACGCGCGCCGCGTGGTTCGCAGGCGAAGTCAGTGCGTATCTGACCGCCACACGCAGTGGTTGGTTGGACGAATGCTGCGCCCACATGACACGCCCGCAGGCGGCCTCCCACTCGCGAACCAGTAACGAATTGGCGACCGCTGCGCTGACCTACAAAACACGCACGGAATGGCTGCATGGCAGCCCCAAGACCTACCAGTACGCGCAGCGCCACGGTACTCTTGAAGCATTCTGCGAACACATGCCGATTCGTGCGAACAACGTCGCGCAAAAAACATTCGCCCAGCATATTCGCGATCTTGCGCCCGATGGCTGCGAAATTCGCGAAGAGGTTCGCGGTCTTTTTACAAACCAGCGAGAATCCATTGACATCGTCGCTTACCGCAACGGTTCGGCATTTCTTGCTATAGAGTACTGCGGAATCTACTGGCACAGCGAAGCCAAAAGGCCCGACAGAATGTACCACGAGCGGCGCCGGCTCGAATGCGCGGCCAAAGGCATCCGCCTCATCCATTTGTGGGAAGACGTTGCTGGAGACCCGCGCCACATGAGTATCGTCCACAACGC